GGTTGTAAAGGGTGATAACAACATGCCGCGTGTAGATATCGACGGACGTCTGTATACTCCGCAGGAAATCTCAGCTATGATTCTTCAGAAAATGAAGAAGACTGCTGAGGACTATTTGGGACAAGAAATTACGGAAGCAGTTATTACTGTTCCGGCTTACTTCTCCGATTCTCAACGTCAGGCTACAAAAGAAGCCGGTCAGATTGCCGGTCTGGAAGTGAAACGTATCGTAAACGAACCGACAGCTGCTGCTTTGGCTTACGGTATCGATAAAGCGAACAAAGATATGAAGGTTGCCGTATTCGACCTTGGTGGTGGTACATTCGATATCTCTATCCTGGAATTCGGTGGCGGTGTATTCGAAGTATTGTCAACAAACGGTGATACTCACTTGGGTGGTGATGACTTCGACCAGGTAATCATCACTTGGTTGGTAGATGAATTCAAGAATGATGAAGGCGCTGACCTGACTCAGGATCCGATGGCTATGCAACGTCTGAAGGAAGCTGCTGAAAAAGCTAAGATTGAATTGTCTTCTTCTACAAGTACTGAAATCAACTTGCCGTACATTATGCCGGTAGGTGGTGTGCCTAAGCACTTGGTGAAGACTTTGACTCGTGCTAAGTTCGAAGCTCTGGCTCACACTTTGATTCAGGCTTGTCTGGAACCGTGTAAGAAGGCTATGTCTGATGCTGGTTTGAACAATGCTGATATTGATGAGGTAATCCTTGTAGGTGGTTCTTCACGTATACCGGCCGTACAGAAACTGGTTGAAGATTTCTTCGGTAAAGCTCCTTCTAAAGGTGTGAATCCGGATGAAGTAGTAGCCGTAGGTGCTGCCGTACAAGGTGCTGTGTTGACGGATGAAATCAAGGGTGTGGTATTGCTGGATGTTACTCCGCTGTCTATGGGTATCGAAACTCTGGGTGGTGTAATGACAAAGTTGATTGACGCTAACACTACTATTCCGTGCAAGAAGAGCGAAACATTCTCTACTGCTGCTGATAACCAGAGTGAAGTAACGATCCACGTATTGCAAGGCGAGCGTCCGATGGCTGCTCAGAATAAGTCAATCGGCCAGTTTAACCTGTCAGGTATTGCTCCGGCTCGTCGTGGTGTTCCTCAGATTGAGGTAACGTTCGATATTGATGCTAACGGTATCTTGAAGGTGTCTGCCAAGGATAAGGCTACCGGTAAGGAACAGGCTATTCGTATCGAGGCGTCCAGCGGTTTGAGTAAAGAAGAAATTGAAAAGATGAAAGCTGAAGCTGAAGCTAATGCAGAAGCTGATAAGAAAGAGCGTGAAAAGATTGACAAGCTGAATCAGGCTGACTCAATGATCTTCACAACTGAAAATCAGTTGAAGGAATTGGGCGACAAGTTGCCGGCTGATAAGAAGGCTCCGATTGAAGCTGCTTTGCAGAAACTGAAAGATGCTCATAAAGCACAGGATTTGGCTGCTGTTGATACTGCTATGGCAGAATTGAATACTGCATTCCAGGCTGCAAGTGCTGAAATGTATGCACAAAGTGGTGCTCAAGGTGGTGCACAGGCTGGTCCTGATATGAATGCCGGACAAGCTGGCGGTGCTCAGGATAGTGGTAAGCATGGTGATAATGTGCAGGATGCAGATTTCGAAGAAGTGAAGTAAGTATCGGTAAACAACGATAATTACAAATAAGAATATAGGGTGTAACTCAATTAGTTATGCCCTATTTCTTTTTATATCACTTTTCTTTGACTTTGCTTGTTATTCGGATTTTTATTGTATATTTGTACCATAATTGTTCCGCGACAAAAAAGTAGATAACGTGCGACAAAAATATACATGCTCAAAAATAACAAATTATAAGTTACTGTATGCCAGCTGCAAAATTTGAAATAAAGCGTAAATGCTCGATTTGTGGAGAAGAGTTTTTAGCCAAGACCATAGAATCGTGGTATTGTTCTCCTCGATGTTCTAAGATTGCTTGGAAACGTAGAAAAGACGAGGAAAAAAGAAATCTTAGGCTGGATGAAGTAGTAAAAAGTATTCCTAAAGACCAAGACTATATTAAGGTATCAGAAGCCTATGCCTTGTTTGGAATTAGTCGTGATACATTGTATCGTCTCATTCGTAAAGAGACCATTAGTCACATAAATCTTGGGACGAATCAAATCCGAGTAAGTAAGGCAGAACTGTTGAAACTCTATCCTCTCCGAAAGAAAGCTCTCACAAAGCCAAAGCCTATTGCAAAGCTGTATAGTTTGGAGCCAAAAGACTGTTATACCATTGGAGAAATTACAGAGAAGTTTCTTGTAAATGAAAGTACGGTTTATCTCCATATACGCAAATACTCTATCCCTACCCGGCAGATAGGTAACTTTGTGTATGTACCCAAGAAAGAAATTGATAACTTATATAAAGGTATGAAGCGATGAAGAAAGCATTAGTCAATACACGAGTGTCGGTAAAGCTCCGTAAGTCTGAATATCGTGATGAGTGGTATCTTTATGTGGAATCTTATCCTGTGTTCCAATCCGGTAAAGATACTCCGCAAAGAGTACGTGAATATCTCAATCGTACTATTACGACACCTATTTGGGATAAGTCACGTAATGCAAGGACTAATGCCGATGGCAAAACCTCTTATAAACCAAAGCGAGACCTGAATGGTATTATACAATGCAAGTCCCAATTAGATCAGGAATCATGTATCTATGCAGATAAAATCAGAAGCATACGGCAAAAGGAATATGATAATGCGGCTCTTTATGCTGATACCGATGCTGAACAGGCAGAGCAGTTAGAACGCTCTAGGAGCAATTTCATTGAGTACTTCGACCATGTGCAACGAACAAGACATGCCCATAGTTCCGATTCTATTATTGTCAATTGGAGGCGAGTACATGAGTTACTGAAAATATTTGCAAAAAGCGATACCATTCTCTTTTCGCAAATAGACTTAAAGCTGGTTGAATCGTTCCGTCAATTCATAATGAACGCACCGCAAGGTGGTACTAAACGAGGTACAATTTCTCAAAACACAGCTTCTACATACTTTTCCATCTTCAAAGCCGGATTGAAGCAGGCTTTTATAGACGGCTACTTGACTATTGATATTTCTGCGAAAGTCAAAGGTATTCAGGAGAGGGAAAGCCGAAGAGAATATCTCACTGTAGAGGAATTGAACCGACTAGCTCAAACACCTTGTGATCCATTACTGAAACGTGCTGCTCTGTTTTCTGCTTTAACAGGAATTCGTCACTGCGACATTCAAAAATTGAAATGGTCGGAAGTAGAAATGTTCAATGGAGGCTATCGACTGAATTTCACTCAGCAAAAGACAAAAGGTGTTGAATATATGCCCATATCAGAGCAAGCATTTAATCTTTGTGGAGAACAGCAGGAAGGAGAACTTCTTGTGTTTGCCGGATTGCCAGATCCGTCGTGGATAAATCGCCCAGTCAAGAAATGGGTTGAAGCAGCAGGAATATCCAAACACATTACATTTCATTGCTTTAGACATTCCTATGCGACCTTACAACTGGCTGGAGGGACTGATATTTATACAGTTAGTAAAATGTTAGGGCATACAAACGTGAGAACTACCCAGGTATATGCCAAAGTCGTGGATGAGAAAAAAGAGAAAGCGACTGAAACCATTAAATTAGATTTACCTCAAACAGAATAACTATTCGTATATTTGGTAGACATAGCCATCTGCGTAGATGAATTTGCGTGGGTGGCTTTTTGGTGATTATTTACGACAATACCCTAAATGAGTTTGTCTGAATTATAATAACTGAAATCTTAAACTTTGAAAAGAAATGTAACATTTCAAGTTGTTATACGTTTACATACAACAGAATAGGGGATTGAGAAAAATAACCCCCTACAAAGTTGCAACTTTGTAGGGGCACATCCTAAATCTCAATATTACCCTTCTGGTGGGTATGGGTCATTGCCGTAGCTATGCTTTTCACGAATACGTCCATCTAATCCGTGTATAGCAACTTCTTGACCGTTCTTAATAGCGATTTCACGAGCACGTTCAAATGCTTCTTGCTGTGTTCTGAAATTACCAGAACTACGTTGAGCATTTTCTTGCTTTACCTTCCATTGGTCGCCATTACGAACAACATGAATGTTCTTGCCTGCCATATTTACCTCCTTTCTGTTCTTAGTGGCAACATATTTCAAGTTGCCGTTATTAACTCGGTAGTCCCTCATTAAAGTTCATTTGGGTTTCCGTCAAGATTAAAACCAGCCCATTGAGGAACTCCATCTACTTCTGCTACTTGCGATATCAAAAGTCCATCATCCCCATCAACGAATTTTTTAAAATAGTCTCTTAAGCCTTTTGCATTAGTGTTAATACGCTTAAAACACCAACAAGATTCAAGCATTCTAACTGCATTAAACTTTTTAAGCTCATCATAAAGGGGCTGATAATCTCTTTTATTACGCAAATCATAACTCAAGAAAAATAAAGCCATTATTCATGAAATTATTTGTTAAACATTACGACTGCTGTTTTGTACTTGAGGTTATCTCATCGGTAAGCAGTTCTATACCATACTAAATTCTTCAGATTACAGGGGAAGATAAGGAAGCCTGCTACATATCCGTCACGGACTTATTGGTTTGTAGAACACCAGAATAAAAAAACAGAATCAATCTATTATAGTAGATACAAATGCTTTGCCAATGTTAAAAACAGGCTTTTTTTTGAACATTTCATCTTGTTTTGACAGTTTTTATGTCGGTTTGACAGTCTACAAAGTTACTTCTACTGTCACATTTATTTTATCTACGATAATTTCTTATGATTCCAGTATGATAGGCGACATAACCATAAAAATCTACTACTGATATTCTCCACTACTTACATTGATAATCAACGAGTAATCCTTATGATAGTTGTGTTCCGTTGCTGTCTTTTTATGTGATGTATTACACCATAAAATCAGCATAGAAAATCGTTGTTACTTTGCCGAAAAATCAAACAGTAAACAAGTAATAATATGAGTGAGAAGAACATTACATTTGAAGATTTACCCAAAGCTATGTCGTGGTTGATGGAT